CGATCGGATCACACACGTGAGAGCACGGGCTGAGGACCACGACGACGGCGTACGTAGAACGATCGCTATGAGGATCTCTCCGGATCTCATCGACGAGAAGATGCCGACTACTGACGTTGAGCCCGACAGGATCGTACGGTCGTGGCTAAACAGACGGAAGCCTGTGTCTTCTTCGGAGCCCGCTGGGCCTGGGGACAAGTAACTCTCGACACGCCTCGACTTTTATCAAAATAGTTTACATTTTGTGTTTGACTTGCCCCCCTATCCGGTGTATACTCTATACGGAGGCAAGAATTGAACTGCGAGACACACAATACAAACCGGCGGCTGGCTCTCCTCAACGTAGCTTCCTCGCAGTTCCTACGCCTGAGAGCCACCGCCTTTTTAGGAGAGAGCAGATGCCGATATCTGTAATAGCGTTAGTGGCTGGACTCGCAGTGTGCGTACTGATTGTCAAGTTCCTGTATTGGCTCCCGTAAGCGAGCCGTCGACTGGTAAAACCTTTTAGGAGAAGTACGATGTCAGCAAGATCAACTGTTTCGGTGGGACGACAAATGGAACTACAAGCCGAGTTTGACCGTTTCGATCACGGACACCCAGACGTGTGGAAGCTCTTCGACAAGTTCGCGATGGAAGCATTCATCGCACGATCGCAGAGGAGCAAGAAACCACGCTACGGGGCCAGGTGCGTCTGCGAGAGGATCCGGTGGGAGTTCAACATCACTCGAGCTGATGACGGCAGCTTCGATCTCAACAACAACTACACTAGGTACTACGCGATCAAGTTTATGGAACGCCACCCAGAAACTGCAGGCTTCTTCAGTCTGCGGAACGGTGGCGAGCCGATACGGCACAGCGTTACTGTTCCTGCTGGCTCCTACTTCGAAAAGACGGACGATGCCAACTCGGAGCCAATCAATATGACTGACCAGATAGGATAGGAGAACGAGATGTCACAGACCGAACAACGATGCCGTAACTGTGATGGCCAGTTGCATATGGAACCTGCTGTGCAGAGGTGCATAAACAACTTGTGCACTGAGTTCAAGAAGCTACTGCCAATTGAACACGGTCCTCGCTGTAGCACGTGTGGAAAGATCCTGGGCTTCGTGTTCCCAAGGATGATCTGCACGAACGTAACGTGCTGTCTGTTCGGCAGTAACCAGCTGGTTCCTCCAGATGAAGATACGGATGACATCCTGAAGGCGATCAGAACGCTGAATAGGAGTACTGCTGACCTCGCTATGTGCTTCCAGAGCACGCTGAACAGTCTTATTAAGGCCACTAGAGGTATTGAACAGAGATAGGACCTACAGCAAGCCCACAGGCACTCAGAATAGGAGGCTGAGATGATCACTGAACTCACTGAATACGATGTACAGATGCTTGGCGACGACGATGATGTCGAATACGCCACGGCTGACTTCCCGAATGGAGCCGACGAGGAGGATTCTACGGATGAGCAAGAAGAACGTTAAGCTCGTTCCGGGCAGTGACGATCAGATGTACCCGGGACCGTACTTCAAGGGCATGACGTATACCAAGGTGTTCGACGAGGTAGTGCAGGACACCTGCCTGTCACCTGGAGCCAGACTGCTCTTCTGTAGGTTGATCCGATATGCTGGGAACGATGCTGATGCGTACCCATCTCTCGAGGCCATGGCGGCACAAATAGGGGTCGCTGTACGGTCAGTGCAGCGGTACATTGAAGAGCTGATAGGTAAGGGACATCTCATCAAAACGTCCGGAAGGCAGCATCATAATAGCCGGTATTCGTTCAAAGTACCTTCCCAGTGGTGCCAAGTTGGCACTCCAGACCGGACAATCTGTCCACTCTCCAGACTGGACAATCTGTCACCCAGACTGGACAATCTGTCACCCAGACTGGACAATTTGTCGCCCAGACTGGACAATATGTCTACCGAAGAGACAAGAAGAGACAACGAAGAGACAAGAGAAGACCCCCCTAGTCCCCCCAACAGGGGGGATGGGGTTACTCCTCTCTCTTCTTCTGTGGACAACGAAGAACCAGCAACAGCAACTGAGCAGACCATCTGGGATACCTTCGTAACGCTACGCACCCAGCACCTGCCTGACTATGAGCTCCCAATACAGGGTAGACGTACGGAACAACGAGCCGTTCGTGCACTACTAAGGCTCATAGAGGCAGGAGAGATGACATCAGATGAGTTGTCTGCGGTCATGATCAACTACCTTCAGCACAAGGACAAGTATCTGGTCATTCAAGGGTACCCATTGGCTCTGTGCGTACATAGACTGGAGGCTTATCGTAGACCTGGAGGTGTCCAGTTGTCTGATGAGGATGAGGACGTGGCCAGATTCGAAGCTGCCGTTGCATCGCATAAACAGTAAACTCGAGACGTGTCGAGAATTCGGATAGTAAAAGCGGAGTTAATGGGGCTAAATGGGCACAAAAGCGAGCCGAATACGACCTGAACACTACGAGTATCCGCGATCAGACATCGTAACTCTGTTCGTACGCACAGCCTGTGACGTTCGTCCCCACCTCGTGACTAAAAGAAGTGAGCTCTGGCACTACTTCCTGGGATGGTGCGAGGAGCATAGGAGCAACACGGTAACGTACAGGATCTTCTGGAGGACGCTCTATGGAATGAGTATCGGCATCCGGGCCACAACACTGATGGACATGGACACGGAACGACGCACCAAGTATGTGTTCGGCATTGGGCCGAGCCTTTTTGAACGAGGAGACGATGATGAGTGAGCCTACGCATTCAAGAATAACCGCAAGGATCAAGACGTTCGAGCCATTCGTTCGCTTCGTGGGTGAATGCTGCCGCTTCGGTAAGATCAGGAGCATCCCCACTACCGTCCTGCACAACGCGTTCATAGACTGGGTGGGGATCAACGAGCCTACCGCTCCGACGCCTACCATTAAGCACGTTGGATGGGCCCTCAGGTACATGAACGAGCGGTACGGTCGCAACGTCATACGCAAGATCGTGTCAGTCGACGGGCCTTGCTCCGGTTGCTGCCCGAAGTATTTAGGCATCGCACTTAAGTGAACTGTCTAACGGAAGGGAAACGATGAGACCGATGAAACCGACAACACCGAGCACGAATCCACTCAGGCTCCGAGCCAGGGCCAGGCTGTTTGCACCGTTCATTGAGTTCGTCAAAGAAGACTGCACCATAAGCCCGTTCAAGAGGGTAGACGTTGCCAGGCTGCTCATGACGTTCAACAAGTTCTGTGCGTACAAAGGCTACAAGCCCAAGAGCAGGCTCTACGTTGGCTGGGCAATTCACTACATAAAAGAGCGATTGAACGTCAGGATAGAACGCAGAATGGAGGTCATTGACGGTCCTTGTTCGGGCTTCTGCAGCCGTTATGTTGGCATCGGACTGAAGCGGTAGGACGAATCTTAGTGCATATGCTCAGTTTTCAGAGTAGAATATAGGTACAGGCTGGAGCCAGGAATGGCAAAGATGGGTCGACCTAAGGGAAGTAAGTCGGGCACGCCTGAGGCACGGCGAGCAGCTCTCAGCAAGAAGATGTATGCTGCTGTAACTGCAAGCCGGATGGCTGCGATCATGAAGCGGCTGCTCGAGCTCACTGCGTCAGACGACCAGAAGATCTCGCTCAAGGCTACTGAGATGATACTCGATCGGATCCTCGGCGTACCTGACAAGAACTCCACGGTGCAAGTGAGCGGGCTCGTGTCACCAGGCAACAGAGTTTTACTGGCCGCGATAGGAGACGAGAAGATGATCAAGGCCGGTCAGGCTCTTGCGGAGCTTCTGTCGAAGAAGCTTACTGAGGGAAGTAAGTGAACCCCATCCTCGAAGATTCGTGGCGGCTTCACCCATTGCCCTTTGCACAAGTAGTGTCGGAGGGACGATGGCTTGCATTTACGTGGCTCAAGCTGCTCGCCAAGATCGTCTACAGGGCGATCCTGATGGGCGGGGGTAGGATCATAGTCAACGTACCGCCGCGTCTTGGTAAGAGCCTGTTCCTGTCCGTGCTCCTTCCGACCTGGTTCCTCGAGAACTTTCCAGGCGAGCGTGTGATCCTTACGAGCTACGGCGATAGTCTGGCCCGTGAGTTCGGAGCCAAGGTCAGAAATCTGTTCCAGTCGAGCCCGTACCTCACGACGAAGCTCCGACAGGACAGCACGGCGGCTGGCAGATGGGACACGGACCAGAACGGCGGCATGTTCGCTACCGGCATCGGCGGGTCCCTGACAGGCCGTGGTGGCAAGCTGATCCTGATCGACGATCCACACAAGAACTGGAAGGAAGCTCACTCCAGGATCAAGACGGATTCAGCCTGGGACTGGTACAAAGGAACGCTCCGATCGAGAGCTGAACCGGGAGCCACGATCGTAGTTCTGATGCAGCGATGGAGTATGGATGACTTGACGGCCAAGCTGCTGGACGACTCGGACAAGGAAGACACGTGGGATCACATTTCAATCCCTGCTTTGGCTCTTGAGAAGGATCCTTTGGGACGTAAACTTGGAGCAGCAATTTGCTCGCGTCGCTACACCCGCAAGGATTACCTCGTGCTCCGTCGTGACGTGGGAGAGGCCGTGTGGGAAGCGTGCTATCAACAGGCTCCTTCCCGAGTGGCTGCGTACCAGATGTTCAACAAGTTCATCGAGGACAGGCACGTCAAGGAGCATATCGAGCTCGTGCCAGGCTACCCGATTGACATCTCCGCCGACATGAACATCGATCCTGGCATGCACTTCATAATGGGCCAGGAGTACCCGAAGAAGAACTTTATTGTTGACATCGCTGAGTTCCACGAGCCTCGACTCACCATACCGGACGGCGTTGACCTGGTCTGTTCTGCGATAAAGGAGCACGGAGCCTATGAGTGGCTCAGAGAAATCCGTGTCTTCGGCGATGCGTCGGGGCATCATGAGTCGACGCAGACTGGCCGCTCCGACTACGACATTTTGCTCCGGCAGCTCAGGAGCAGGATCCCCAAAGGTATCGACGTCACACTATGCGTTCCGAGAGCGGCACCGTCCGTTAGGGACAGCGTCAACGCGGTCAACGAGACGCTCGAAGACGTAGAGGGTCGTGTACATTACGCTGTAAGCGAAGCGTGCCCGATTCTGATCCGTGATTTCAACAGGATGAAGTTCACAGCAGAAGGTGCGATCGACAAGAAAGATAAGAGCCTGTCCCACGCTGCTGACGCAACTCGCTATCGCATTGCGTACCTCCGTCCTGTACAATCGTTTGTAGAGAACACGAGGGACGCTCCTATATTCGTTTCCAGCGGCAAGGAGTTGGTTCCAAAGTTCATCAGTAATGGAGGCTACAAATGAATACGAAGACTGGGCCGCAGCTTATTAACCGGTCTGGCACGTTCCTAGTGGGCGGCGTTGGCATTCTTCCGCTGTCACGGCCGGCCACTTACGCAACGTACCGTACCATCAAAAGGGACCCGACCATCGCACTTGGCATCGGCGTTGCGACGGCTCCAATCACTGCGGCCAACTGGAGCATCGAGTCGAGAGAAGGTGCGTCTGACGAAGCGATCGCTCTCGTTACCGACGTTATGCTGCCGCTTCGGAACCAGTTAATGAGGGTCATCACGGACCAGACTGTCTCGTTCGGATGGGTTGGCTTCGAGATGATTTGGGATCTCCAGGAAAACATACTGGTTCCGACGTTCAAGCATTTGCTCCCAGAGATCACGCATATCATCATCGACGATACAGGAGCCAGGCTGGGTGTTCGTCAAGCGTCTGCGGCAGGCACCGAAGTGGATCTGCTCTTCAAAGACTTCGGCGTCGTGCAGATCGCAAGAGCCGTCGAAGGCAGCAAGTGGTACGGGGAGCCTCTGCTCGAGAACGTGCGAGTGACTCAAGCACATTGGGAAGCATCTAACGACGGAGCTGCACGCTACGACGAGAAAGCTGCGGGCTCGTTGCTCAAGATGCTCTATGCTCCAGGAACAACTCCGGTCGACGGAGAGGATACGCCGAACGCCAAGATCGCTCAGGACCTCGTCGCCTCGGTACAGTCGTCAGGGATGATGGTGATTCCAATTCGCCAGGCCCGTTCTGACGAGCGTGAGAAGGACATGAAGCAGTGGGATCTCGAGTACGTTTCGGATCAAGGCAATCTTCAGCCGGGCTTCCGCGATCGCCTCACCTACCTCGACAGTTTGAAGCTCCGTGGCCTGCTCTTGCCGGAGCGAGCCGCACTTGAAGGGCACTACGGAACGAAGGCTGAAGCCGAGACGCATATGAACGTGGCCATCACAATTCGAGAAATCGAGGGCCAATGCATCACGGAAGATATAAATAATCAGATTGTCAATCCTCTTCTAGAGCTCAATATCGGCACGGAGGCCCGGGATACTGTACGTTTAGTGCAACAGCCTCTTGAACAGGAGAATAAAGTGTTTCTTCAGAAGTTGTATTCCGCTATAATTGGAGGTAGAGCTGATGAGATAGAAACGATCGATAGAAGCGGACTCAAGGATCAGTTAGGCGTCCCAAAGATCAGGAGTCAGACAGATGAGTAAACTCTTTTTGCTGTTTTCCGATGTCGTATCCATTGGCTCAGCGACAGTGGCAAGCGGACAGCCGGTCCAGCGGTTCCGCAAAGAGCTCGTTCGCGTAGGCAAGTACGTCAAGGATAACAAGACGTATGACATTACGAAGGCGTTGCTGTCGCAGTTTCTCGCTGAGTACACTGCGATGCGACTAGCCGGAGTGTCCGTTCCGATCATGTCAGGGCACTCGAACGACGCTGACAACACTAGAGGCAACTTGGTCGACATGTTCATCGAGGGCGACGTGCTGGTCGGGATCCTCGAAGTCGTTGGCAAGGAAGCGATCCTTTCAGCCACTGTCAACGACGTCAGCATCGCAGCCGATGAAAACTACGTCGACGGCAAGGGCACGAAGTACAAGTTCCCAATTACGCACATTGCACTTACCCCGCACCCAGTTGTTCCCGGTCTCAAGCCGGCAGTCGCCTTCTCGCTCGATCCGGAAAAGCTCGCTGACGATCCGATCACGCTCGTCGGTACTATAGGTGTCGAGAAGAACGAAGCGGATGAGATCGTGGCCATCAACCTGGCTGTCGGCGAGCTGGTCTACAGCGTGCTGCTTACGGATTTCGGCCAGACGCTCGCAGGGCAAGACGGCAAGAAAGTCTCTGTCATCGGCGTTGCTCAGGAGCAGGACGGTATCTTGAGCTTCGACGTATCAGCCTTCGAGCCTGTCACTGAGGAAGAGGAGCCGGAAGCGGCCGATCTTGCCAGGAAACTCAGAGACGCCAAGATGAAGCTCGCGATCAAGTCCGGTACGCTCACGCCGGCTGCTGCCAAGAAGCTTGAGAAGATCTTCGCGTCCAAGGAGACAATGACTCTGAGCCGAACCGATGTATTCGACGCCGTGATGGATATCGTTACCACGCACAAAACAGTTTCCGGTAAGTCGGCCACGTCCCCGCAGCTCCTGAGTAACGATCGTGTCTCAGGTGACAGCGGGACAAGCAAATGGATCGAAGACAAGTACGGCAAAAGTAAGGAGTAAGTGCCATGTCTACACAAACTGAGCCGAATGCAGTTGGCGACGTCCTCAAGTGGGTCACCCACAACAATTTCTGCCTCGAGTCCCGTGTCATCGAGGGTCTTGGCGTTGGCAGCGGCATTGCACATTCCGTTGGCGACGTGATGCGGCTCGGTACCGGCCAAAAGCTGATTACCGTGTCAGCCGCTACAGGAGCATCCGCGATTGCCGTTCTTCTGGAGCCGCTGATAGCTGCGGAGAACGACGCCGACATCAACAAGCTGTGCCTAGTCAGGGGCCCGGCTCTCATCGACGATGACAAGTTGGTGTTCAGTGAAAGCGATACGCAGGCCGCACAGGCGAAGGCCGCATTGGCCGTGCTACTGATGCGTGACTTCGGTGAGTCTGCCACGTGGACGACTCAAACTACTTAGGAGCCTGTGGTGGGTAACAGAACACAAGCATATCCATAATCTCGCTGCGTCTCGGCTGCTTAGGAAAAGTCGAGACGCATCGAGAATTGAAAAGGAGTGGGCCAATGCCTAGCATCACAGATGTCTTCAATGACAACGTATTCGGTACTGTCGATCTTACCACGTGGATCAATAAGATCCCGCCAGCCCCGACCGCCATCGAGCAGCTCAAGATCTTTGAGTCCGTTCCTGTCCGCGAAACGAACGTCGCTGTCGAAGACCTGGAAGGCATCCTGACTCTGGTCCCTACCACGCATCGTGGCGGACCCGGCACTAAGGGACAGGATTCAAAGCGGAAGGCTCGCATCTTCTCCGTGCCGCACATCCAGGTCGACGACACGGTGCAGGCCGACGACGCTCTCAACGTCCGCAGCTTCGGTTCCGTGGAGCCGATGGACGGGGTCCGCGAGATCGTGGACAAAAAGCTGCGCGTCGCACGTCGGAGCATCGATGCCACTAACGAGTATCTGAGGCTGGGTGCTTTGCACGGCATCGTGGCGTATCCGACGAACTCGGTCGACGCGGACCTCAATCTCTTCACCGAGTTTGACACGGCGGAGCAGACAACTGACTTCATCTTCTCCGTGGCGACGACCAACATCGTCGAGGCCACGATCCCAGCCGTCAGGGATCAGATCGAAACTGCTCTCGGCGGGACGCCGTATACAGGCATTCATTGCCTATGCGGTCGAGGTTGGTTCCGCAGCCTAATCGCACACGCCAGGGTTCGCGATCTGTACGCTCAACAGACTGCGATGTGGGCCCTCAAGCCCGTCAGCGATGCAGAGCCCAATCGGATGGTCCTCAAGATCGGTGACATCACCTTTGAGGAGTACTACGGTGTCGTGGGCGGCGTGACCTTCATCGCAGCCGCAACGGCACGGGCCTTCCCGGTTGGTGTTCCCGGTCTCTATCAGAGCTACCACGCTCCTGGAGACTTTGTGGAAGCTGCCGGTACGATGGGACAACCGTTCTATGCACGCCAGTACCCGCAAGCCAACGGCAAGGCTGTGCTGCTGGAGTCGCAGAGCAACCCGCTGAACATCTGCACGCGTCCCAGGGCCCTGATCGCACTGACGCAGTCGTAGGAGCCCCGCAGCCTGCTGGGCGGTCCTATCAGCCCGCCCGGCAGGCTGCCGCTCCGTTATCGAGTTCAGGAGGCTCCAGTGCACGCATCTCTCAAGCTAACCAACATCATATGGATTTCTACGTTTACCTTAAATGTGATCAGTTGTCACAGAGGAGACGACGATGTATGCACCTAACAGATCCGATACACCGGTAGTTGCTATCAGAGAGATGTTCGAGCACATCGTCGGGGTGGCCCAGGCCATTGGCTCTATCTACTTTTCAGGCAACCCGACCCATGGGGACACGATCGCCATATCTGACGGCGTGACGACGAGCACGTACACCTTCCTGATAGCTCTAACTGGAGCTGACAACGAGGTACTGATCGGAGCCTTTGACGACGAGACGCTGCAGAACCTGCACGATGCGATCAACGTCAACGCACCTCCGACTGATGTGGTAGATCCAGTTGCTGGCATCGTGGCTGTCTTTACGACTGAAGGCAGCTCGAGCCCGGGCGTTGGTACGTTCCCATTGATCCTCGTGAACGCATTGCCAGGTGCAAGCGGCAACGTGGACATCATCGTGGTCGAAGCTGGTACCGTATTCACTGTGGACGGGATGGCTGGAGGCTCCGATGCGGACTCAAGGCTCGAGCAGAACGGTCTTCCCAATGCGGAAGGCGTCGACACTACTGGAGCCGATACCTACACGGCTCTTTATACCTGTCCAGACAGAGCCTGCTCGCACTTGAAGGTGTCGCTGGACGCAGGGTTCGACGCGATCCTGTCCCTTGACGGAGGCATAACGGCCCACTACCGCGTCCTGGCGAACACCACGTTCACGTTCGACGGTCTGCACATCGATCCTTCGACTGTGCTCGTCGGCAGGAACGCTGTGGCTGGCAGCAACTACACGAACCTTAGGGTCAGTGCCTGGTAGGGGTCAGTAGATGGGCGAATACAAGACACTAGTTGCACACGAGGTCCCTCCAACGGGACAGGCTACTGTCTACCGTACCGGAGACGACGGTACGTTTCAAGCCGGGTTCCCAGGCACTACCAGATTCCGAGATAACGGCGACGGGACGATATTGGACTTCTCCACCGGCCTGATGTGGGTACAAGATCCGATAGCCAATCCAGGTGCTCCTTTAGACGCATCCATTGGCTGGAACGCGGCTATTGATGCCTGTTTAGCTCTTGACTTTGCAGGGCACGACGACTGGCGGCTCCCAAACCGCAAAGAGCTATACTCAATTGCAGATCTATCACGTACAAATCCGGCAATTGATGTGACGGTCTTTCCCAATACGGAAGTTGGCCTCGAGTGGTACTGGTCCAGTACTACGGACATAACCGCCACTACAGACGCATGGGGCTATGTAGCCTTGCAGGGCGGCTGTATAAGGACGGCTAAGGCTAATGATGGATGGGTTCGCCCAGTCAGAGGAGGCGTTCTCAATGGGTGAGTACAAGATACTGATTCCGCACGAGCTCCCTCCAACTGGACAGCTTACGTCCTACCGCACAGGAGATGACGGCTCGATTAAAGCTGGCTGGCCGGGTACTACCAGATTCGTGAACAACGGCGACGGCACCGTTACTGACTTCGCCACTGGCAGGATGTGGGTGATAGATCCTGTAACCGATCCAGGTGCTCCGTTCGATGGGTTGCTGAATTGGAATGCTGCTATAGACGCCTGTTTGGCTCTTGACTTCGCTGGGCACGCTGATTGGCGTCTGCCAAACTCCGTCGAGCTGGCAACGCTCATTGACGAAGACGAAGCGGCTGCCGTATCAGTTTTCTCGCCACTAGTGATGGTGGCTGGAAGCTATTGGGCCTCAACGACACTGAAAGCGGATACAACGAAGGCGAAGTATTTGTACCTCAGTGCCGTTCCGTACTACGGTACACTTGCTTGGAGCAACGCGAAGGTGAACACGGCTTACGTAATGCCAGTTCGAGGAGGAAGCTTGAGTGGTTAACGCACAAGACAAGATCACTTACAAGTTCAGCAAGGTAGCCGTTGAGATCACGCATCCAAGCGGTGTCAAGGTCGTGAACACGAAGACCGAAGTGCAGGCATGGATGGACAGCATCGATGCTCGGATCGCTGAGCTGACGGCACGGAAGGCCGCGATCAAGACAAGCCTTTTCGACAAGATTACCAACGCAGTAGCCTCATCTTTGTAAGGGGAAACATTATGGCACCGGAGCCTGACGTTTGTCCACTGCACGCAACGCTCGCAGCTGACATTGTGGAGATCAAGAAGGACATTAGGCATATTAGGACGCAAGTGGACGTCACAATGACCAAACACACGGAGCAGATCAACCTGCATCGGAAGGTCATCTACGGCGGAATTGCCTTGATCCTTGGCAGCGTTGTTGCTGCCATTATCAAGCTAATCATTTAGGAGTGTACAGATGAATAAGAAGTGGAAGCAAACCAAGGCCGAGCGTATCACCAAGAAGAGCAAGAAGAAACCGCGTCGCAGAGCATCGCGTAGCAAGAAGAAATAGGAGTGCCCAATGCCGTACTCGAGCCGAGCCAACATCGAAACCTTGTTCGGCGTTGCCAACGTCGAGCAGTGGGCGGATCTTGACAATGATCGCTGCGGATCCAAGATCAGAGCACGAATCAATGAGGCCATCATCCAGGCTGACGAAGAAGTAGACATGGCTCTTCGCGATGGCCCCTATGACGAGCTCCCACTTGACCCTGTGCCAGAGTACATCAAGAAGATTGCTGCTACTCTCGCCGGCGTGAACCTCTTTGAGGCACGCGGCGTGGGCCAGTCGCTTCTCGTCGGCAACAAAGCCTGGGCACAGGGCGAGCTCGTCAAGCTCAAGGAAGCTGATAAGAGGCTGGACGCAGACGTGGTGGATCAGACGCCAACAGTGGTTGACATCCCGAGGACAGTGTAGATGGCTGATGGCAGAGACAATCCGCTACGCGTCCTGTACGACGCAATTTGGCAGCTCTTTGAGAACGATTCCGCGTTTGCTGAGATGTTCCGGCCTGGCAACCGGGTCACACTGAAGCGATCCGATGCAATTGAGAAGATCAACAAACTCACGGCTGACTATCCTGAGCTTGGCCTGTTCCCGTCGACGGATACGAAAGACATCCCGCCAGCGATCACGTCGTCTGACTTCAACGAGTGGACGCACGTCATTTCCGTAAGGATCCGAACGGGCGAGCAAAGCACGGAGCGTTTGCTGGACGCCCAGTGGCTCGTGTACCGCGTCATCTCAGAAAGTAGATGCACGCTCCCCAATACGGTTAAGTGGCACGGAGACGATCTCCTGATTCGTCTGAGCCTTCTTCCTGCCGACAATAATAGATTAGATGATGACAATGGCGGCTGGATGAGTATAATGCAGATAGAGGCTGTTCTCGGTCTCGAACGAAAGGGATAGACAAATGGCGAAACTAGTGTCGGGAAGCGTCGTTGTTAGAGGTAACATCTCACAACGGAAAGACTACGGAATCAATCCAGCTGTCAGGGGCTCAGCGGACAAGGTATCACTGGACGACGAGTCGACCTACGACTTCGAGCAGGACGTCGGTGTCGGCTTCCACGATGCGTTCGTGCTGACGCGGCTCGCTAACGTCTACTCCGTGGACCTGTCTGACGGCGTCGAAGATCCGTACGGCAAGACGGCCAGATTCGATTTCGTCGACGGTCTAGTAGTCAAGACAGACGCCGACATCGTAATGCTCTTCCTCGATCAGGCCATCACGATCAACAAAGGCTCAGTTGCCTTCATCGCAGATGCGGGCGAAGGATACGAAGTTTCATTCGGAGAGGGCCTGACCTTCACGGCTGTCGGACTCACTGGAGACGAAACTGTCGCCGTCAGCATTCTAGTTATAGGGCAAGTCGAAACGTCCAGCCCAGGTGCGTAGTTAAGGAGTAGCCAGATGGCGTACAAGAATCCTCTCACGGCGTGCGGTGGTTACCTCAAGATCGATGAGGTTCCAATCCTCCACGTCACGAACGTAGAGATCAAGAAGTCAGGTACGAACCCGAAGTTCATCTCGTCCGACTCAGACGGTAAAAGGTTGGCAGTTGCGGGCTGTCCGGAGAACGAGGTTACTTGTACCTATCTGACAGCGAGCAATGCTGCTGCTGCTATCGTCACTCGTGGTACGATCTATACGATCACCGCCGTAGCCAGTGCGACCTTCGAGGTGATCACAGGAGACTTCCTCGCGGCCGAGGTTGTCACATCGGAGCCGATCAACGAAGGCGACTTTGTCTCTGAAACAGTAACGTTCTATGAGGCGAAGAAGGAAACGTAGACAGGCATCTAATCCAGGAGGTTAATGATGCCATCATTCCCAGATGCATTTGGCTCCCCCGCTGTCTTGACAGTAGGATGGATCAGGAAGCGTCACATTCTGCTCTATCCCTTGACTGTCGAGGACGTGGGGGTTCTATTTCGCAGACTTAACAAGACTGGCAAAGATTCCGGCTTGTCGTTGGACGTTGCAACGATGATGCTGTGGCTCTCTACAAAGCAGAAGATGTCGTGGAAGATGTGCAAACGAATGTGCCGGTGGCAGAGCAACTCAGTTATCGGCGTAATCAAGATCCTGAACCCCGGGCTGCTGATCCAACCGACCGACGACGGGCCTCCTGAGGCACAAAACTCGTCACAGGCCGCATCGGCAGCCCAGGGCCCTTCTAAGTCGGTGCTGGAGAAGCGTACCAATGCCAACTTAGGAGACTTCCTCCGAAACTGTATGCACGATGGACAGATGTTTCCGGACCAGTTCGCACGGCTCACGTACACACAATTCCTGACGGTCTCTTCTAAGACCGATCCTGAGATGCAGCACATCAAGACGCTCAAGGATTGGGAAGAGTATTGGGAAGAGGACAAGTAGATGAGTAATGGTCCTATACCTGAAGACCAGTCGCTCGCAAAAACATTAGCTGATCATGCCGCAGCTGCCAGAAAAGAGCTTGCGAGGCTGATCAGTCTGCTGCCAAGGGTCCAGCCTGCTCAAATGGAAGCCTACGGAAAAGCAGTACAGCGGGTAACTAAAAGGCTAGAGACGGCATCGCATGCTCTAGACCAGGTAAATCAGGTTACGCTAAAGAACATAGAAAGACAAAAGAAAGCGAAAGAGGGGCTGGGAAAGCTGGCAGTTGGCTGGAAAGGCTTAGTCATCACGATCGGCATCGCCATTGCAGCCATTAGAACTGCAATCAGGTTCATCGGAAAGCTAACAGCTTCATTCATCGAGCAGCAGGCTCAAGCCATCCGGCTCGGTCGTGCTCTCAATATAGTGTATGGCAGCACGAAGCGGCTGGCCAGTATGAAGAAGCTGGTCAACGAGCTGGCCTTCCTGGGCGGTGTGACGCGGCAAGCAGCTACAGACGTCATAAAGCTGGCGATTCACAGCGGCGTAGCAGCGGACCAGCTCGAGAACTTTAGTAGAGCCGCCATTGGGTTCTCTTCATTCACCGGCGACGCTACATCTGCTGCTCGGATGCTGGCGATGGCTATCAACGGCGATAGCAAGATGCTGGACAGGTACATCCCTCAGCTCCGAGGCGTCACAAATGAAGCTAAGCGGATGCAAATCATCAACGAGTCAACTGCTCGCGGTTATCAGCAGCTCGTACAGGAGGGCGATGGAGCTGGAAGAGCCTTCGGCGATCTTGGGCAGACGATCAAGGATCTTCTTGCCGCCCTGGCAGGACCGCTCGTACTCCACCTACAAAAGCTCGCTATTTGGTTGATTAAGCTCCACCATGCGGCCCTCAGAGGAGCTCAAGTTCTCTTTGTCTTAGCTGTCGCGTTGCTTACTCTGAAATTCGCAACCGTCGCTACCAACATAGGAGCAATTTCCAAAGCCATCTGGGTCGCAACTAAGGCGACATTGAGCTGGGTCTATGTCATGACGGTGCTGAAAGGCGTCGCTATGAAGACCGCAGTCTGGATGCACATTGCAACAGCCGGAATTGCTGTACTAGCAGGTGCAGCCGCGTTCCTGTTCACTAAGCACACCTTCGACAAGATGCTTGCTGAAATGGAAAGCAAAAAGGCTCCAGGTGCTGTTGGATCGACCGATATTACCGCGAAAAAAGCACGTGGCGCCACTAAGGCGTCCTTCGTCAAGGCTATCGACATGTGGAAGAAGATCTCACTGGCCGACCCGACTCCGAGTCAGCAGGCAAACAAAACGAGGGAAAAGCAGTTGGATACGCTCATAGAGCAAGGCGACAAGGCAGCCGCCAACTCCGAGAGTATGAATAACCACACCAGGACGAAGGACAGAGGACAGAAGATCAGCAGCGAGGACACAGCGTGGCTTAGTGAGTTTTAACGACAAAAGGAGACAGTCTCAATGCTGTTAAAAGTCAAGGCGACTGAAATCACGTCAACTACCAAGTTCCACGAGCTCGCATCTCCTGTCGAGACGCAGCAAGTGTCCTTTAGTTTGCATGGTGGTGGCAGCAAACTGTCAGCATCATATATGTGCAAGACGAAGGACGTCGGAAAGGTTCTCAAGCAGCTCTGCACGCAGTACACATTCACGGAAGTTCCGCAGTCCGAAGCCTTTGACAAGTTCGATCTTGCTCTAACCACGATGAACGTGTCGACGCCAATCTACAGGCAGCTCGGAAAGGAAGGCAAGCATCCTCTAGTCGTGTCTACAAGCGTCACTATCAGCCCGTTCACTGGAGACAAAGTAGAGCCTACAAACGTCAGTGCCGGTCGGAACCTCGAGTACGACCACATGATCGTTACTGTGACATACGACCTGGTTCCAAGAGCTGACAAGGCTGAAACCAAGTTCACAAGCAGCAGGCTCACCTCGAATCCGTCTCTGATCCTCAAGGTCGACGGTGCCGGGTACAAGGAGAAGTTCGAGGGAGCTCACGAGTACAGGCTCCTCAAGAAGGATCATCTCAAAGACACGCTCTACTGGTCCGACGGAACCGAAGTCCAAGCCGGTGGGATGCTGGGCGTGTTGACAAATATGGTCACATGGACCTACACGATCTTCGGGATGCCGAAGATCCCGAATCAGTACACTACACTGCTCGGCAAAGTCAACAACTCAGTGATGAGAATTCGGAAGACAGACACCAGTTTCCCGATCGGGGCCGTACTCTATAATGACCTAGCCATCAAAGAGTGGACAAATTGGAACGACCAGCAGTTGTACGACCTCGAGCTAGAGTTCCTTTGTCACCAGGGACCTGAAGCAGAAGCAAGAACGTGGAACAAATTCGTCAGGAACAGGAACAGCCTTCCAGATTACATACAGATGAAGCATCCGACTACTGACGTTTTAGAGCGTGTCCGTCCTTACGAAAGAGCTGCAATCGGAGAGCTTATTTACACTTCAATAACTGACGACACTACGGACACTACTCGTAACACGTGGACTTAAGATGAACCCAAGAGGCCCAAGAGACATCCGCAAGGTGAATGACAGCACAGGCGGTGCTGCCTTCATGCGGCAGAAGAGCGGCCTGTTGCTTCAGGCTCCTAACGCCGGAGAGTTCGATGCAGCACCTACGAGCCCGATGCCGTTCCAATTCTTTGGCGACTTGAGCGAGGAGACTGTTGATCCGTACTGGAGTGGCGGCAATGCTGACCCATCAGTAGTCGGCGAGACAAAAGAGCTCTACAATGCCATTGACACCACATCGTACTACCCCACCGTTCGTTGTTGGTACGGCGACCCTGTGCGGGCAGGCTATGTGCATCGGCTCTCGGCTCACATGCAGAACCGTCTTTCAGCGGCGAACGCGC